AGACTTTGAAGCTTTGATAATGGAGCTACTACTTCTGGATCATTTGCAGCTCCTGGATTATCTCCTACTATTGCATTTACAGGGCCAAAAGCTAAACCACCCTCTGCTAAAGGTAATGGTGTAGAAGTAATGACTGCTAATTGTGCTGCTCCTAAGCCAGCCATCATCATTGCTAAAGGAGGGCCTATAATAGGGCCTAAAGCTATAGCTTGTATAACCCCCTGAGCAGTACCCATAATTGCATTTGCTATAGCCATTTGCTTTTGCCTTCTTGCTTGTTTCGCTTCTGCATTTTTTCTTTTTTCATCGAATTTATCATCTATATCTTGCTGTCTTTGTGCAAATTTTTCTTTGAAATCGGCTTCTGCTTGTTCTCTTTCTGCAGCTGTCAAATTAGCATTTTCTAAAGCTGCTAATTCTCTTTCGTAATCGGCATCAAACGCATCTTGTTCTATTTTTTGACTATTTTCTATGATTTGCATTTCTTTTTCGTGTTCTGCAGCCCATAAAGAACCTATAGCATTTATAACCATACTAGCAGCAGATAGCATATCTTGATAGTGATCTTTCATAAATTGACCTAATTGAGAAGCTCCAGCTTTAACTTGATTCCAATATTGTTGCCACTTTCCTATTTTCTCGTCTAATGTTTTTTCTAATTCTTTTCCTCCTTCTGGTTCTCCTTCTTTTTTGCCTTCATCTTTTTCTGGATTTAAAACAATTCCACCTCCTAAAAATCCTTTGATCTTATCTCTTACCTTTTTTAACTTAGAAGATAACCAGCCCTCTACATCATTAACAGTTTTTTGAATATCGTCCTCAGTAATCATTTTTAGAGGCTTAGCGTTTATAGTTTTTTCTACAGCATCTGCTGCGTTTGTACCTACTTTTTCCATAAACTGCTCTACATTCTCTCCTACTTTTTTGAAAACCTCTTTTACAGTATCTCCTACTCCACTCGTTGCCTTCTCGAATCCTTCTTTTAATTTCTTTTCATCAAAAGTCAGAATCCCCATTACAATATCTCCTACTCCTCCAATAATACCCATAAATGATTCTTTAATAGCTACAAATACATCTACTAAATTATTAGCAAATAATTGTGCTGCAGCTAGAACAAATTTAAAAGCGAAAACAAAACTATTAATGACTGCTCGAACTAATACTGATTCATTGTAAAGCTCTATAAAATAATTTATAATTCCTACAAGAATAGTCTTTGTTGTACCCCAGTTATTGTATATAACAGCAAATAAAGCTCCTAAAGCTACTACTACAAAACCTACTGGAGTAAGAACCATTCCTAAAGCTGTAACTAATCCTCCTGCTAAAGTCATTAAAGGGCCACTTAAAGCAACAACAGCTCCAGCAGCTACTGTAAGTTTTTTAGTACCAGAGTCTAAAGAAGTAAATCCTTTTGCTATTTTGACTGCTCCCTCTACTATCTTTTGGAATATAGGCATCATTACTGTCCCTAATTCTTGAGTAGCTAGTTTTAAATTATTAAAAGCCTTCTGCATTTGAAAGCCTGCAGTATTTTCTAAAGTCGAAAAACCTTTATTTACATTTCCTGAAGAATTATTTAATCCATCTAATATAGAAGCATAAGTATCTGTCTGCTCTCCTAATGTTCCGAGAACCCCTTTTAAAGCTTGAGACTTACTAAAAAATTGAGTCAAAGGGACATTATTATCTTCAAAGGCTGTCTTTATGTGAATTAAAGTTTTCATTAAACCTTGTTCGCCTAACATCTCTCGAACTATATTTCCACTTAATCCAGCTTTCATTAAAGCTTTTTCCATTTGAGGAGTAGTCTTAGCTAGAGACATCATCACTCCTCCAAAGCTTGTAGAAGCAGCTTTTGCGTCTCCTGTAGTTTTAGTATAGGTAGCTATAAAAGCATTAGCTTCTTCAAATGATATTCCTAAACTAGAAGCCATTCCTAATTGCTGTCCTAATACCTGAGCTAGATCAGACGCTTCGAACATACCTTCTTTTACTGCTCCAGCAAATACATCTAAAGCTTCTGCAGCTGAAATAGTTTCCTCTCCGTATGCATTCTGAGCAGCAGCTGCTACTTTTGCTAGATCAGTTTGCTCTCCTAAACCTATTGCTACTCCTTTAGATACAGCCTCTAAAGTTTGCATAGCATTAGCTCCTCTTAAACCAGCAGAAGATAAAAAGAATAAACCTTCGGCTAGTTCTGCTGGAGCTTGAGCTACAGAGCCTGAAAGTCCCATAACATCTTGAGCTAATTTTTGAACTTCTTTTCCAGAAACACCTACTAAGGTATTAATCTTAGTCATATTCTTTTCGAAGTCCATAGCCATTTTTGCACCTGCAGCTCCAATAGCTGCAAAAGGTAACGAAAAAGAAGACGTAATAGATCTCCCTACAGCTTTCATTTTAGCTCCGAATACTGTTAATCTTTTTGAAGCTTTGTTTAATCCTCTGAATAGAGGAGACGTTACTGCATTTATAACTACATTTAAGGAGGCTAGGGCTTTTTTAGGCATTTTTCTTATCTATTTTTTGTTTTACTTTATCATCAAAAGCTGACTCTTGTATAATTTTTTCTATATCTTTTTTTACTTGATTAGAACTTTTCTTTGCTCGTTCCCAAGGAAAAGTAGTTAGCTTTTTTGGAGTTATAGCTTTCTTAAGATGAGGATTAATAATTACGCAAGCCATCCATCTAGAACGCTCCCATTCTGCAATCTGGTTCTGATCATATAACTTTTTAGCTCCTATTTGAGCATTTATAAAGTTTCTAGGTGTCATATCGTCTAATTCTGCAATATTCATTTTTAATTCTCCAAAAGCAATCTGCTCAATATTGTCAAAAGTAACAGGCTCTACTTCGCTTTGCTTACCTTTTTTTTTGTTGTTTCCTTTACGTTTCCCATATTATGTCCCATCTGCTCTCCAAATATTTCTAAAGCTCTAGTCAAACCTCCCATATCTTGATCTAAAATATCTCCTAAATCGTCAATAGTTAAAGTCATTTCTTGACCAGATTTTCGACATCCTTCCTCTATTCCTATAAGAACCAATTTTAAAGCTTGATCTAAAGTCATATCTTGTCCTAAAGACATAAGCTTATTTAAAGAAGTTCCTGTCAATCCACAATATTTTCTTAATCCATTAAATCCGAAAAATATCGGATAATTTTTTCCTGCTAGTTCTACTAATTCATATTTCATTTTTCTATTTCTTAAAGGTTAATAATAAGAGGTCATCCAAGCCACCCCTTTAAGAAATAAAAAGGTAGCAAGGATTCACTCTGTTAAATTAGGCTACTGTTGCTTGAGTTAAAGCTCCAGTTCCTGAAAAAGATCCACTCCAAGTAGAGCTATCTTCATTCGGTGTATCAGCACTTAGAGAAGTCATAAATGCTTGTCCGTGCCAATATATATCTCCTGTAATTTCCGTACTAAATTTTAAAGTAAATTCAGTTCTAGAAGCTATGTATGTAGAGTATAGTTCATCCATAGTAAGATCAGAAATTGATCCAGCTGCAGTAGTAAATATTACCATACCTTCTACTGATACCTCCCAATCTCTTTGACCTTCTAATTGATCTCTCCATCCTGCAGAGTCTTTAGTTGAAGTATCTCTTAAGTTGTGATTCATTGTTATTGAAGCTGAAGTAGCGTAGCCAATTTTAGTGCCTGCTACATAAACTCCAAATTTTGTTCCATTGATTACGCCATTTGTTGCCATTTGATTTTAATTTTTTTTAATTAATATTATTTTTAGTTTACGTTTTTTTTCAGTTCTTATCTTGTTATGAGGTTGTCAATTGCTGAAATTCTCCACTTCCTACAAAGCTTAAATTTATACTAGAATTATCTTCATTCGGAGTGCTAATACTAATTCCACTTAGTCTTCCAATTCCTTGCCAGTAAATTTGTCCTGTTGTAGCCATTTCGTGTATATACAAAGTTAATTTTTCTTGATTCATATAAGCGTCCTGAATAATGTCTGAAGTGCTTATAGCATAGACGTTAGTGTGTTTGCTATTTATAGTTCCATCAGAATAAGTAAAACCTAGCTTACCTTCAAAATCCATAGTCCAGCTTCTATCTTTTAACAGAACTTTTTTCCAGTTAAGCGTCTCTCTAGCAGTTATATCTTTAATAGATTGCTCTACATTAAAAGAAACATTCGTTCCAAATATAGCATATTTACCATTTACTAAAAGTAAATATTCCTCTCCGTTTATAACTCCATTGATACTCATTTATCCTATATATAAAATTGCTATTTTTATATCTGTAGTAGAGCTAAGAGTAAAGCTTACAGCTGAATCGTCTCCATTGTATGCAGTAACAGAAAAAGTTCCCATTAGAGAAGTAGTATTCCCTTCTACTGTCTCTACAGAACTAGATTTAGTTAGTGTACCATATTGAGGACTATCTACAGAAGTTACTACTGTAGTAACAGTACAAGTTACAGAAGCTTCTCCAGAGTTTTCTATAAGTATAAACTCTTTTCCTGTATTAGTAAAAGTATTAGTAACTGCTCCAGGAGTTGTAAGAGTAACTGATAATCCAGCTTCAGTTATAGATTGACTATTTATCAAGGCCATTTTCTATTGTTTTTTTAGTTTTCTTTTTAATTTTTTTAGTAACTTTTATCGGCTCACATATACCAGCTTCTGCTAGTTCTTGAGCCAGTTCTGTAGTTACGTTTATCTTAGTTCCTATAGGAAAATTTTTATATCCTCTAGTATATTCTTTAATAGTTATTATTGTAGGCATATTATTCTAAATTTATCCAGCCATTAGCTGGGTTGTTAATTATTTCTTTTATTTCAGTATGCGAATAATCAGTAAACCCTGTTAAGTCTAAAGGCTTTGCACCTATATATTTTACTATAAATTCGCTCTCGTCTAATTTATATCTAACTGTATCTCTATTTTCTAAGACAGTTTCAAAATTAATATTATCAATTTCGCTAGTTTCTATTATGCAATATCTTTTATTCATTTTATCCTGGTACTGCTGTTACTATATCATCTGAAGACATATTTGTCATTGTTCCATCATTGCTATAATTAGGAGAGGCATCAGGTATAGTAGGATATGTAGCTCCATCTCCATTTCTCCAGAATCCTACTAAATAATCATT